CATAAGTCTCGCCATCAATCTCATACTCTTCACGCTCAAGAACTTCTACTTCTTCTGCTTTAGGAGCACTTTCTTGTCCAGCGTATGCACCTTTCTTTGCTTCTTTCTTACGCTTAGTGGTGTCTTCAATTTCAGCACCATTGGATTGTGGTGTCATACCATCAAATGGTGCTTCAGATAAATTGAGATCTACAGGAGCAGAGTTCTGGAAGCAGTCGCCTCCCATCCACTTACCATAAGCTTCCATCAACCCAGACGAAAACTCGTCATTAGCATTGACGTTATTAACTGGCTTCTGATACTTCATCGTTTAAAAGGGACGTTCTTCTCGTATTATTTATAGATCTAATATTTTTAATCCACTCGCGAAACATCTGACCTTCTTCAGAAATGACGATGGCATAGTTACCACCTACCCTATGAATATGCCCTTTGTCTCCTGATCGAGCAGACATAACAGCATCCCCTTCTTTGAATACTTCCTGCTGTCTCTGTTGCTGACGCAGTGCTTCTTCGCGTAGTGTTTTGAAATCTTTCATTTAAAATTCTTAGGTAGTGCCGCTTTAATTTCTTCCATAAGAGCGCGACAATCACGATCATTTAGTGCTCTAGGTATACCAGAGCGAAATAGTTTAAAGTCATCAGCAAATGCTGCTCTTCTCATCTTTGTTCCAGAGATTGCAAAGGTGTCACCATCAGCATCTCTACTTCCAGAAGATTCAATACTGATCTTCCTGAATGAAAAGTCTTTGCCATTGTATTTATGAAGGAATGACATGGCAGAAACCCTGTCAGATCCTACTAAAAAAACAACCTCATCGTATCCTGCTAGCATAAGCTCTTGTAGGATAGCGACGGGTTGTTTGGGTCCTGAAAATATTTTACCACGATGTTCTGGGAACATCTTATCCATATAATATTTCTTACGATCTGGTGGGAGAGGATTGCTACCTTTCTTATCTACTGTCTGAGAAATGTAGATACGATAGTCATGATTACCTGCTGCTTTCTTTACACCAGCAAAGTTTTCAGCATGACCTGTTGTTGGTGGTTGGAACCTACCAAAAGTAAAGTAGCAAACCTTTCCGTCTAGCGCCATTTCTTTTCGATGGTGAAGTTATTGTATGCAAACTCCAGACGGTTGACAAACTTGATCATGCTACCATCCTTATGAAGAACATATCCCTCAGGAGTTGTGACCTTGTATCCCTTATCAGTTTGAACGAAAGTCCTGAACTCTTCTAGGTGGTCTAGTTTATCTATAACCATTTGCTTGACAGATTGAAGCTCTTTATACAGAGCAATCATTGCCTTGAACTTGTATACATTATTGACAAGATATTCTTCACTGGCATATACAAGATTACGTTTCTTAGTTAGGTTTGCGACTGTCTTGATCTTTGCAAGTTCCTTTGTCATCTTGGCATGATAGAAGTTTGCCAATTCATACAGTGTCTCGTCTACATTTCCTACATTACGAGCATTCTTGATTTCATTGTTAAAGAACTGTTTTAGATAAGATGAGATATGGAACTTAGCATCTCCTGTCGTTCCACTAACTGCAACCAATTCGTCTAGGAAGTCACCACAGATCTGACACATACGTTCAATCTTACTGATGTAGGTGTCAAACTTTGTCATCTCACTCTTACTAAAACCAACTCGATGCATTGGAGTATCATTCTTCACAACCAAGACATCGGTAGATCCATCTACGTTTGCACCAGCACGAGCTTGCATTGTTGCAAGTTCTTCGCCAGTGTAATGAGTATGAAATACTACTCCTATCTTTGCTCTGCCAGCTTTTTTACCAATATCGTGACCAACAGGGATGCCATAAGTAATTGTGTTGGGTCTAAATGTGTAGAGTTCTTCTCCATTTACTTTCTCCTTTCTAATATCTCTAGTGAACAAGAGATCTCCCTGAATTACACCAGTAATATTCAACTTACTGAAGTGCTCTAGAGCATACTTCAGTTTCTCTGCAAGATCACCCTGATAATACTCGTCAATGCTTTCTGGTGTGAAGCAGATCTTAGGTTCCGTTTTGTTGAATACAGATTTAGTTCCGACAAAGAACATACCAGTGAGTGGTTCTACACCACATACAACAGAGGGAGCACCATCCCACTTAGTTTGCATGAACCCAGCATGTTCTTGCTTACCCAACATCTTACGCAGTTCTTTCAAGAAAGACACTGCTGCCATGCACCCTTCGACGCCATAGTTCAGCATCTCGTCTTCCAGGTGTTCCAGGTGCTTGAGCTGTTTGATGTTTGCCATTATGCCAGCAGGTAGTTTACGGTTCCTTGACTAGCATCGATGTTGCTAGTAGATGCTTTTGATCCAGAGAAACTGAGTTTCATGTCAGCAGCTCTGCTCATATTGAAATACACCTGACCTTTAAGAAACTTAGAATCATCCAGGTTTGCTTGGTAAAAGTCCTTTCCAGCAATCAATCGCTTTGCTTCTGCTAAAGACTTAGCATCATTATTTAATCTATCAGCGATGCCTCTAGAAAGAATTGCTGTGAGAGACTTGCCACCCTGCTTACCATTCGTGATCAATACCTTGGCAGAAGATTCGGTTCCATCGCCACCAGCCTTCACATACTGAAGTGCTTTCAGAAGGACTGGTGCATGTTCTTTTAGATTTCCAGACTTGAATGCTTTGAAGACTTCGTATGGTTTGTCTGTGTCAACACCAAGGATCTGTCTAATTCCATACTGATATACTATCTCCTTTCCCTTCCTACTGGGGTCACCACCAACCGCTTCAGCAGCTGTCACAAGATCCTTCAAGATACAGTCTGACAAACTACTCTTGTACTTCATAGCAACAGGAATGATGTTCGCCCAGACAGATGCCAATGCACCTCTACCATACTTAGATGAGATAGGAACTTGAGATCCATCCTTAGCAAGGAATAAAGAATCTACTCCAGCAAATTGTGGATCATCAGGAACCAAGAAACAATCCATGTCTCTGGGAAGCACATTCCTAGACATATGTCCGACAGGTGCTCCTGCTAATCCAATATAACCAACTAGCATCTCACCCACATATGTGCCCAGTTGTTTTTTGATACCATCAACAACACTTTCAGACCATGTGAAATTGTAGTTACCAGACAAGTTGTCCATGAAATAATCCAACACTTGCTCTGTCACATAGTCAGGCACAGATGGTTCTCTTTCCAGTCCATCTATAACAGAAGCAGCAATCTGCTCTGGTGTATTAAAACACTTGCATTTTACATCAGGCACACCAAGGATGTTTGGTACAACTTTGTCATCACCCTTTGCGATAAGTTTGGTTGCTTCAATCTGCATCCTGACATTTGTCTTGCCAGGTTTATCAATACAATCTAATGGAAAGTCACTTCTTCTGCCTTGCCAACTGATCTGTAATCTAGTGGAATATGTATCGCCACCAAAAACTGTGATGGGAGTTCCATGGTCTAACTTAACCCCATCCCCAGTAATATTTTTTCCAAGAGTAGACTTGCTATTTGCTTTGACATAGGTGCTTACTGTCCTGTCTTTGAAATAGTGATCCCACTTTACTCGTCCAGTTTTTGCCATGAAAAAACCTCCCGTCTAACTATTTAGAGGGAGGTCATATTTATACGTCGTACTTTGCCCAGAGTTTACGAATGTTTTGAGTGATTGGCATACCGCTTGAGTAAGTTTCAAGTAGTTCTCCTTCTTCATCAACAATAATTAGGACAGGGGTGGCAGTAATGCCATACTTTCTTGCGATCTCAATGTTCTCTTCTGGGATAGGTTCATCACTGAAATCTTCAAGATGAACTTCTTCGATGAGTTTAGTACGCTCATCATTGAGAGCATTGAAGTATCGCTTTACCAGACCACAAGGACCACAACTGTCCTTGGTAAACAAAATAAATCTAGTCTTCATCGATCGTTAGCAGCACGGTTTTCTGAGAAGTATATATCAAAAGAACCCTCAGGATAACGCTTCTCAAGCTTCTTGACATTGGTAGCGATTACCTCATCAAAAGAAATACCTAGTGCCATGGTTGCTTGAGCAACGTACCACATGATGTCACCCAGTTCAATGATCAAGTGCTCCCTGTTGTCTTCGTTCCAGGGTTTTCCTTGAAACACCATCTTCTTAATGATCTCAAGGAACTCACCACCTTCAGCGTTAATCCCAACGC